TTATTAATGGCTGGTATAGAAGATTTAAAAAAAGGACAATCGCAAATAGCCGATGATGAGTATTATGCTAGTCTACAATCTTTATTTGAAAAAGATCCTATAACAGCAAAACAAATGGATGTAGATGATATTACCTATCCTTTTATGGAAGAATCAGGTGACTATAATTATAAAGGATCCTATGCAAGGGACAATCGTATTGATTTATTAAAAAAAGTTTTTAAACAAAGAAATTTTCCAATGTCTCCTGACTCTAGTTTTAATGAAAAATTAGAAAATAAAGAAAAACCTATTATGATTTATCAAGAACCAGTTTCTACTGGAAATGAACTTGAAGATATGGATAAAATTTTAACTATAATGCATGAAGCAAGGCATAAGGCTTTTGATAACCCTAAATACCAAAAATTTATGGATGATAGAAATTTAATTGAAGAAACCTTTGTAAGATTTTTAGATAAAAAATTTTTCCCGGAAGTTGATCAGCCCCTTACAGCATCAGGTAAAAAATTTACAAACCCTGAAAAATCAATGAAAAAATATAATAAAGCTGTAGAAGAATTTTTATTAGAATTTGGAGAAAAAGAACCAGGTTTTATGGATAAAATAAAAAACATGTTTGCCGGTGGTGGACAAGTTGATAAAACTCTTTTAGGAAGAAGTAGGTACATATAATGTCAAGCGCAACAGATGCATATACAAAAAATTATAGTGCAGAACTAAAAAAAGAATTTGAAGACCGTGTACGAGAAATGGAAGATGGAGTTACACCCATAAGCGCTCTAGCATCCGAAGTTGCCAGACAAATGAGAGAAGGTAAAAGATCGGGCGGAAGAATGGGATACTACGGCGGCGGGATGACTAACATGGTTGAGCCGGATCTATCAGACATTGGCCACGGAACAGATTCATTGAATGCTAGAACAAGAGTCATGTCCCCCGGATCACAGGCTACAACTTCAACAGGATTAAATTATTTATTAGGCGAAGATAACGACAACACAAGAGTTCCTTTTGGTAAAGGTAAATTTGTTTTGGACGGTTTAATAAAAACAGGAAAATTTTTAAACAAAAACAATCCAATTGAAGCTTATAAAAAATATTTAAAAAGTGTTAAAGACAGAGCAATCAAAGGTGACATGAAAGAGCTGGCTCCAGAACTAGGTATAGTTGCTGGTGGTGGAATTATGACCAACAGATTTTTAAAAAAAAAATTAGAGAGCATGATGAAAGAAGATGAAAAAAAAGCAGACGGTGGCAGAATGGGTTACGGTGCGGGTTCTAAAGTTATGGACTTTTTTACTCCAAAAGGAAAAGGTGCAAAAGGAATTATGGGAACTGAATTAAGTTATGATGGTATTATGGAAATGATAAATTTATTATCAAGTTCTGGATTATTTGCCGACGGTGGCAGAGCTGGTTATAACGAAGGTGGATCAATTTATCCAAGATTAGGTGAACTGTCTTCAGGAGTTTCTTCTGCGGAAGAACAACTACAACAAATTAATCAATCACTACAAACAGCCGAAACTAATTTAGGTGAATCTGGACCAGGTGGTGCAAGTTCCGTGACCCCTTCTGTTAATGGATATGAATCTAGCGGTAGTAGTGTATATGATAAAAGTCCAGCAGGAGAAGTTAATAATCCTTACCAGGCTCCGGTTGGAATGAACCCAATTGACAGTGGAGGTAATCCAAGCCCACCAAGTTTAATTGGAGGTGGCCAAATTGCTGGCGATAATTTCCTCAATAACACCACAGCACCATTTAGTTCAATTGGAGGAGGAGACCCTTATAAAAACACAATGATGAGTGGATTGAGTCAAGATGGTCAACGATTTGATTCTGCTCAAAATGCGTTTGATGCTTTTGCAGAACAAACTCGAAAGTATCGTGAGAAGAGTCCCTATACTCGAGACGTTATTGGCAGTGAACGTTATCGAGGTGAAGAAGGATTTAAAAATTTTACTAATTATTTTAATGAAATAAATAATCCAAACTACACTGCACCACAATTACAAGGTCTACAATCTTCAGGTGGAGGCTTAGGAGGATTACTTGGTGGAGGTGGACGTGGTCCAAGTAGACCTACTTTAAATGGTGCTGATGGAAAATCACAAAAAGCTATAGAAGACCCTATTATGGGAGGATTTCAAAATTCTGAATTTCGTAAAAACGCTAAAGACACCATGTTTTTAAGTGGAACGGGAAACTCACCCGAACTTCCTTACCCAGCATTAGAAGTACAGGGCATGCAGTACGCCAAAGGCGGACGTGCAGGTTATAACGAAGGTAGTATGGTTTTACCAAAACCAAAACCTAAAAAAATGTTGACTTATGAAGAAGCTGAAAAACTAGACCCCTCAATGTTTGTTGATACTACAACACGTGGACTTACAAGAAATCCTCCTGTAGCCGATTTAATTGAGAAATATTATCTTTATCAAAAATCAATGCCTGGTGTTAGTGAAGACACTCAAATATATTTAATGGAAGACTTTAAAAATTCTTTAAACAAATCTGGTATTTCTCAAGAAGATTTTATGATGAGATTATCTGAAGACGCAGAAATGAGATCAGACGGTGGTCGAGCTGGTTACGACGAGGGTGGAGACGTAAAATTATCCGACATGTTTAAAATAAATATGTCAGGAAGTAAATCTGGTAAACAACAAATTGAAGGTGCACCCGAAGGCATAACTTCAGATAAAGAAATATATAATGGAATTATGAAATTGGATGTACCTCTTAAATTTAAAGTTAATCTTTTAGGGGAATATGCTTTTGGTAAATCTAGAAACAAAATTGAAAAAAATGGTGAAGAACTTTTCTTACAAGATCCAGCAAGCTTTGGAGAGAAAAAAATCGGATTAGGTTATAATCAAGGTAGTGATGGTGTGAGTGGTTATATTAAAAAAAATATTGATACCGGAGAAAACGAAGGTAGAATTGATTATAAAAAAGCAGTCGATCTTAATAAAATTTTTAATAAGATGTTCGGTTAATGCATATTAAAGAATACGCTGAAATGATGCGATACCTAACAAAACCAAGATCCAAGGACCATGGCACCCGGACCACGGATAATCCAACGCTTGTAAAAAACATGAAACATGTTAAGTTCGACGCGATCCCGCCAGTTAGTGGACCAAATCCACAAGGCTTGATTAAGTCTAAGAAATAAGTTAAACCAATACAGGAGAATAAATATGGCAGATATAGATAAAGCTCTCCCTAACGTTGATAGACCCGAAGACGAAGTTGCAGAAGAAATCAATGTTGAGGAAGTAGAAGAAACCGGACAAGGACCCGTAGAAATTACTGAAGACGAAGATGGGGCAACAATTGATTTTGACCCTAGCGCAATGCAGATGCCCGATGGTGGTGATCCGTTTGCAAACTTAGCCGACATACTTCCCGAAGAAGACACAGACATGATTGGTAACCAGTTACAGTCAGATTACATGGAATATAAAACATCTCGTGCAGAATGGGAAAGAGCTTACATCGTAGGCCTAGATTTATTAGGATTTAAATACACTAACAGAACAGAACCTTTTCAAGGAGCGTCTGGTGCAACTCACCCGGTGTTAGCTGAAGCAGTTACACAATTTCAATCTCTAGCTTATAAAGAATTATTACCCGCTGATGGACCTGTTAGAACTATGGTTATGGGGGCAACTAATCCTCAAAAAGAAACTCAAGCTGAAAGAGTTAAAAATTTTATGAACTATCAAATAATGGATCAGATGAAAGAATACGAATCTGAGTTTGATCAAATGTTATTCTATCTTCCATTATCAGGTTCAACATTTAAAAAAGTTTACTATGACGATTTACTGGGACGAGCGGTATCAAAATTTGTTCCAGCCGATGACCTTGTTGTTCCGTATACGGCTACCTCATTAGACGATGCGGAATCAGTCATCCATGTTGTTAAAATGTCAGAAAATGATTTAAGAAAACAACAAGTCAATGGATTTTATTCCGATATTGAATTAACTAAACCTACCGGCACTGTTACTAACGAACTTGAAGAAAAAGAGCGTGAAGTGGAAGGTGTTAATAAATCTCAAAGAGTAGAACCTCTATACACTCTTTTAGAGTGTCATGTTAATTTAGATTTAGAAGGTTTTGAAGACGTAGGGCCCGATGGTGAGCCTACTGGAATAAAATTGCCTTACATCGTTACAGTCGAAGAAGGTAGTAGGAAAGTTTTGTCTATCAGACGAAATTTTGCGCCCAATGATCCCAAGAAAATTAAAATCCAATATTTTGTCCACTTTAAATTTCTGCCCGGACTAGGATTTTATGGCTTAGGATTAATTCATATGATTGGCGGACTAAGTCGTACTGCAACTGCGGCTCTCCGTCAGTTATTAGATGCTGGAACGTTATCAAATTTACCAGCCGGATTTAAACAACGTGGTGTTAGAGTAAAAGATGATGCCGCTAATATACAACCAGGAGAATTTAAAGATGTTGACACTCCAGGTGGTAATCTAAAAGATGCTTTCGTATTCCTACCATACAAGGAACCATCACAGACCTTATTACAGTTAATGGGTATAGTGGTTCAAGCAGGACAACGTTTCGCGTCCATTGCTGACATGCAGGTTGGTGACGGGAATCAGCAGGCGGCTGTTGGTACAACCGTAGCTCTTTTAGAACGTGGTTCAAGAGTGATGTCAGCGATCCATAAAAGATTGTACGTAGGTCTTAAACAAGAATTTAAATTATTAGCTAAAATTTTCGGTGAGTCTTTACCACCGGAATATCCATACGATGTTGTTGGAGCTTCAAGAAATATTAAAGCAACAGACTTTGATGATAGAGTAGATGTGTTACCGGTAGCGGATCCAAACATATTTTCTATGTCTCAAAGAATTTCTATGGCGCAAACTCAATTACAGTTAGCACAATCTAATCCGCCAATGCATAATATGTATGCGGCTTATAGAAATATGTATGCAGCGATTGGTGTAAAAGACATTGATAGAATTTTACCACCACCTCCACAAAATATGCCGAAAGATCCGGCTCTAGAACATATTGATGCAATGGGTCAAAAACCTTTTCAAGCGTTTCCAGGTCAAGATCACAGAGCGCATGTTACAGCTCACTTAAACTTTATGGCTAGTAATTTTGTTAGAAATAATCCTAGCATTACTGCAGCGTTAGAAAAAAATATTATGGAACACATATCTTTAATGGCTCAAGAACAAGTTCAATTAGAGTTCCCACAAGAAATACAAATGCTGCCACAGATGCAACAAGCTGCGGTTCAGAACCCACAGATGCAACAACAGTTCCAACAAATATCTCAAAAAATAGAAGCTAGAAAAGCTGTGTTGATTGCTGATATGACTGAAGAGTTTATGAATGAAGAGAAAAAGATTACATCTCACTTTGATCATGATCCTTTATTGTCTCTTAAAGAAAGAGAAGTTGATCTTAAAGCAATGGACGCTGAACGTAAGATTAAAGAAGATGAGGCTAGAATTAACTTAGATAAAATAAAATTTTTGCAAGGTCAACAAATGGCTGAAGCAAAACTACAACAGAATGAGGATTTAGCTAATTTAAGGGCTGATACAGCCATTGAAAAATCTCAAATGTCTGCAGACGTGAAATTAACCTCAGATGCCATAAAAGCTCAAGATGTAAATGTCTTGAAAGGGCCGCTGAGATAGTGTATTAAAACTTAGGAGAAAATTATGAAGGACCCAAAAATAACAAAAGCAGTTGGAATTAACGAAGACGGTTACTGTAGTGGTGGAGTTGATATAGAAGTACCTTCTCAAAACTTGCATATAGACCCTAGAGGTAAAACAAGTTTTAGAGGAAAAGGTGTTTATGTTGCTCAAGGTGATAACGTTGAAGTTAGAGGAACTAAAAGAATGTTAGCTTCCAAAAGTAAAAAAGCTACTTGGTACTAACATGTGGATTTCGGCAATTAAATTAGCCGTTTCTGCGGGTAGTAAAATTTACGCTAACAAACAGAAAACGAAAATGGCTATGTCAGATGCTCAGTTAATGCATGCTTCTCGTATGGCTGAAGGTAAGGAAGCTTACCAAGGAAAACTTTTAGAATCTAGACAATCAGACTGGAA